ATGAGGAACATCGAACCCAGTCAAAGTCCGGCTTGTCTGGTCAACCAATTCCTGTCGATGCACTAGGATCATTGTGCGTTTCTGGTTCTGCCTCGCTTGCTGCGCGATGTAGCAGAAAACCACAGTTTTCCCGGATCCGGTAGGGCTGACAACCAGCACTCGCTGGTTGCCGTCCCGGTAGGATTGCCGGACAGAATCAATCATCGCATCCTGATATGGTCGCAACTTGATCATGCCCCGATCGCGTCCTTGATTATCAAATCCGCCACGATCGATCGATGCCATACAACCCCGCGCAGATTATAATTAACCCCGACCATGCCCTTGTGCTTCAACTGATTCATCCTCGCTCTGGCGATGACCTGAGTTGTCCCGGTAAGCTCCGCGATTTCCTCAGATGACCTACCCTCACAAATCATCAGTGCAGCGGATTCGGCCATTCCAAGTTTAATTTTAGACAAGCGGATTAACGCTCGGCTAACCAATTCCATATCTTTCTCCATGTCGATTTCTTTTCAGGTGATGCAAGTGCTCGGATGAGCACAATTGTTACGATCGGGTCACGCCCGATTACGATTGTGGGGGTGCGCCATGGTGTCATGATAATTCCTCCATGATGTCGGCTGCGGTTTTGATTGCCGATGTCCCGGGATCGATGATCCGTAGACCAGTGGTGGTTTCTCCGGCTCGACCACCGGGTTTGCGGATCCCGTCTTGGACAGTGAGCGTCACTTGCTTGCCAATCCATTGCTTGGTATCAGCGCCGAATTGCCGGGATAATGCTTTTCTGTTTGTCGCGTTCAGGATCATCTGCTTTTGGATCTTCTCAAATCCGACCGCAAACAACAGCTTCTCTTTGCGACCACCATCCATTGGCACATCCTCATGTTTGTAAACCCCGGCAATGATTACCTGCTGAGGACAGATGCCCAGCAAATCCTCGGATGCGAGCCATGGACTGGTTTTCATGCCCGATACCTTCCCTGTGTATTGTTCTGTTTTCATGTTTATTCAATTTCGATTTCCCAATGCGGGAGTTCAATTTGGTTTATGGTTGTTGGATACCCCGGCCATTCGCCGGACTTTGTGCATTCAAGATATGTCTCAAGATTCCGCTTATACGCCTCCCGCCCGGCTAAAAGCGAATCCGGGCTGATCATGTGACAGGCGACCAGATGCGGGGCGGACGATTCAACCGCGATAAACACCATGGGCCTTTCCTCCATACCGCCCATGCCATCGCCGTAAAATGCAGCTTGGACATGGTAACGGTATTTGGCTACCGATCGCGCAAACCCTCGGCCTGCATCGGTAGTTGTCTTCAGGTCGATCAGCATGCCATTGCCAAGCACGGCATCCGGGCGGCATCGGCACTCGACACCAGTTGCCGGATCAGTCCAGAACGTCGACACCTCGACACCATCGATTTGATCGAGTAGCTTTCGTGCGATCGGGTGCGCTCGTACTGCGTCTCGGATTGCTGTGATGCGTGTGTGCTCATCTGATGTCATTAGTTCCTGATCCGGGTGGTTAGCTTGGAATTCCTCCCATGCCTCTTTCCCGGCCTTGGTGCGCCGATCCAATGTCGGCATGACGATACACTCCGAATCAAACCTATCCGGCTCTAGTACAGCTAGATGGGTGAGTGTACCCAGACGCATGGCCGGCGTTGGATCCTGTGGATTGTCCTTCGCCCATCGGTAGTGGGCGGGGCTGCGGTTGATGAGGTCAAGGCCGGACTTGGAAATCCCCGGCGATTGGTGGTATTCAGTATTGGTCATCTTTTATTTCCTTTCTGGTTTGTTTGAGGATTTTTGCGGCTGCATCACGATCGATCTGCAGGGGATAGTTACCCGCCCAGATGATCGCGTATTTCCCTAGGGCACTACGGCTGCATATCCTGACTCGCTCCGATCCGTATGACATGGTTTGAGTCTCGATAATGTAGCTATACCCCCATTCATCGGCCTTTCTGATTAACTTGGGTGGCATGGGTTTAGTGAGTGAGATAATGCAGCGCGATGATTGCGCCGATGAATGCAAATCCGATCAGGGCGGCAAGGCATGCGCCCAGCCAGATTGGTGGTTCTGGTGGGAGTTTCATTTTTTCGTATTGGTTCATGGTTGTTTGGTGATTAGTAGTTCAGTCAAAAGAATTCTGAACGCTCTTTCTGCGGTGGCTGGGACGACTCCGTTCCCAAGCAGTCGCAGTTCATCGGTTCGATTGTCACAGGTTGTGTACAACTCGGCATAGTCCATCCAATCGGAAGTCCCATCAGGGTTTCCACCCAGCGGGGGTTGAGTTTGCCAGTTGCTTTCCCGCAATGCCCCGCAATCTCTTCCTCTAAGTTGGACTTGTTCCTGTTCGCCAAGTGATCCTTGTTGTCCTCGGTGATCTCTGGATGAACTTTGTTCGCTCTCGGCGTTGCCCAAGACTCCTGTTCCGCCACCACATGATCCCGCAGTTTGTATTTCCCCGCACAACCCTCCCGCATCTCCATCACTCCGCCCTCTCCGTCCGAGGAGCTTGGAGTGCGCCACGACTCTAGGCGGCTCCCATCCGTGCTGGGGTTCGCCGGGGCGGGAAGGCCAGACTTGTTCATTCGCGGTCTGGTTGGAATGCCCACAATTTCTGGATGGTTGCTCAATCCCATTTGTCCAAAGTTGGCTTGATTGCTTATCTTCCCAGCTTCCGCCGTCGTTGGTGTCGGCCACATCACCACTTGCGAAGCCAAAGAGGGGCTGTTTCTTTTGGCTGCATTCGATTCTGGATACATTGCTCCCGCCATTGTTGCCGGCGTTGACCAGCAAGTTGCCGCTCTCGCCAATGTCACCTGATGGCCCGCGTCTATCGCCCTCTGGTTGCAATCCGCCGATCCATCCTTCCAGTCCCGCGCATTCGCTGTGGGCCAAGATGAAGACCCGCTTGCGCTGGTGCGGTGCGCCAACTTCACGCGCAGAGAATATTCCCCACGACACCTTGTAACCCAACTCTTCCAAGTCGCTGATGACGCTGGAGAGTCCCAGCGAGATGTGTCCTTCGACATTCTCAAAGAAACAGGCTCTTGGTCGCAGAATCCGAATTCCGTCTGCGATCCAAGGCCAGAGATGTCTTGGGTCTTCCTTTCCTGCTCGCTTCCCTGCTGCGGAGAATGGTTGGCATGGGTATCCTGCAATGAGGATGTCCACCAGTCCGTGAAATTTTCCGTAAGGGAAGGTCTTAAGATCGCTCCAAAGAGGTGCGACATCCAAGAGTCCTTTTTCCATTTTACTGATGAGATTGGCTTGAGCAAACCCCTCAAGCTCACAATATGCGAGGCATCGCAGTCGTTCGCCAAAGATGTTTTTGAGGCCAAGTCCAATGCCGCCATATCCGGCGCAGAATTCAAGAGTTGTGATGGTATTATCCACATTATGTTGTTTCTATTGGTTAGTAGCTGTGTGTGAATGTTGCGAGGAGGATTGCTGCTCCGACGAACGCTGCACCTAGTGCGCAGCAGGCGAGGGTTTCGATGATGAATTGGATTGTTTTCATGGTTCTGGTTGGTTGTGCCGGGGATGGAACCCGGCTGGGTTGGTTAGATCATTTCAATTCTGCCGTTGCGATAAACGCGCACCATTCCAAATGCAGCATCGATGTCGATGGATGAGATTGCTTTGTCGTTGAACATAAATTCAGCGATGTTGCGGATTTGGTCGAGTGTGGATGGTTTGTTCATGTTGGTTGGTTCTGGTTCTGGTTGGGTGTCGCTCGCGGCGACATGGGTAAGATGGCTTATCCGTGGCGGAATGAAAAGAATTATTTTCATTATTTTCACTTTCCTAGGTTTTATGCGGGTTGCAGGGCGAAAAAACCCGAAAATAGACCCCGGACAGCGCCCCGGCCCGGTAACGCAGGGAACAAGCCCAGTTACGGCGTAACTCATTGGTTTTCAATGCATTGGGTCAAAGTAACGGAAGTAACGCTTTTTTGAAACATACAGAGAGAGAGAGAGAGAGAGAGAGAGAGAGAGAGAGAGATATATATATATATTTATGTAATTATGTTATTATTATTATTATAGGGGCTGGATCCCTTATGGAATCAGGGAATTTTGCGGTAACGCTTTTCTGTTACCGACCTGTTCCGCGGTAACGGCTTGCCTGATCGTCAGATAATCGCCACATTCTGATTGTCGTGGCACATATACGCCCAACCCCTTACGCATTACGGCTCATTGCAAAAGCCGATGTGGCGAATGTGTCACGATACTCCACCCCTCACAAGATACGCCCACTCAAACCAAAACCGATGCAATCCATCCCCGGCCTTGCATCATCCGCATTCCAAGCAATCCAGAAACAGACTGAAGGACGATAATGCAGACCTACCTCGATGGCTTAAAGTATCTCGCCCGGCGGAAAGTGTTTCCCGGGCCATTCAACTCACAGGATTGGGCATCTGTAGCACCTGCAATCCGCCAAAGGGCATTCTTTAGTTCCACAATCAATTCTGCGCGGGTTTTGCACCGGATGCGCTCCATGTTACTGGATTGGCAGTCCGGGGCTGTAGAAACGATCCTAACGCCATCTGGGGCAACCGAAACCGCATTCAAGGAATCCGGCCTCGCTAAGTTCCGGGAGAAGGCATCTGAATTGCTCATCAGCGAGGGGCTGGCGACTCCCGCCGACTTCAAGAACGAATCGATCCAGAATGTAATCAGCGCATCCCGGCTGAAACTGATCTTCAACACCAATACTGCTCAGGCTCAGGATTTCGCCATCTACCAATCCCGGGTTGCCGATCCCGTCAGGATCAATCGTTTCCCAGCCGCTGAATTCGTCCGCACACCGGGGGCAAGGGTTCCCCGGACGCTCCATGTTGCCAACGAGGGTGCCGTGCGGCGATATGATGACCTTGCTTTCTGGCTTGCTCAAAACTCCGCTGACATCGGCGGGTTCGGCGTTCCATGGGGGCCATGGGGATTCAATTCATTTATGACCACATTCCCAGTGAGCCGCGCCCGAGCAGAGAAGCTGGGACTGGTCAAGCCCGGCGAAAAGGTCATGCCTCCCGACCTTACTCAATTCGGCGTAACCTTACCCGCTCGATTCAACAAAGGTGTGACCGCTGATGTGGATGACATCACCCCGGAGATCAAGCAGCAGGCGATCAACACGATTACATCCAGACTTGGCCCACAGGCTGTCAGGCCGGATGGTAAGTTGACGCTAGAGGCGCTTCAGGCGCTTAGGGGTGGTGGGGCATTGCCTCCGGCTGCTGCTCCGACTCCTGTTCCGGTTCCGGTTGTTGCGCCGCCAAAACAAATTGGTTCTGATGTATCATCGAAAATAACGACATCTGGGAAGTTGCGAGCAGGATTAGAGGAGCAATTTAACAAGGTGTTGAGGATCATCGATTCGATCCATGGTGATGGGCCGCTTCAGAATATCGAGCTATTAGATGAATTTTCAACTAGGACAACAAGGAATGGTGCTTATTCTCCATATGGAAAATACATTGAGATAAACAAATCTAAGACTGTTGTTGATACGATGACTCATGAAATTGGGCATTGGCTGGATCATCATGGGTTCTGGAGTGGCGACCCGGATAGGGTCATAGCGGATGCAATTTACGATAATAAGTGGGGATCTGGATCGCCTGAATTTGAAGGATTTATTAAGGCGGCAAAATCATCCAGAAAAATACAAGAGATCAAAGCCGACAGAAGACTCAAGCCCAGCTCTAGGAAATACTACATGCAGAATGATGAGATGTTTGCTAGGGCTTACTTTCAGTATATCGCTGTGGAATCCAATGAGTCTGAGTTAATGGCTGCATTACGAGGAAGGCAAACCTCTGGCGTTCGTGGATTAAAGTATCCAGACCAATGGGATGATGATGACTTTGAGCCGATCAGGCAGGAGATAACTAAAATACTAAAAGCAAGAAAATGGCTGAGGACACCGACAAGATAAATTCAATCATAGATGACTTGGCCAATGGAAAGTATAAGTCTGAGCAGTCGGCTATACTGGCGTTGGTCAATGCTGGCATGAGTTATGAGGATGCCGCTCTTAATGTATCGATCATGGAAACTATCGATATCATCCGCCCATAACACTTCCCACCTATGAAAATAGAATCGATAAAACTAGATAAGCTAATCCCCTACGCCCGGAATAGCCGGACGCATTCGGATCAGCAGGTTGCGCAAGTCGCGGCATCAATCCGTGAATTCGGCTTCACCAATCCTGTGCTGATCGATTCCGAGGATGGCATCATCGCTGGTCATGGCCGGGTCATGGCTGCGCGGAAGTTAGGGCTGACTGAGGTTCCTTGCATCCGGCTGGGGCATTTGACCGAGGCGCAGAAAAGGGCGTACATTATTGCTGACAATAAAATTGCGCTCAACTCAGGATGGGATGAGGAGATGCTTGGATTGGAGTTGGCTGATCTGCGCGAGGCTGATTTCGACCTCGATCTGATAGGGTTTGATGCCGGGGAGATTGAGGCTGCGCTGAATCCGGCTGAGATTACCGATGGGCTGATCGACCCCGACGAGGTGCCGGAGCCGCCAGTTGATCCTGTCACAGTGATTGGTGATGTTTGGGTATTAGGCAATCACAGGCTGATGTGCGGCGACTCGACGAGTATCGATGCGGTGGAGAAGTTGATGGCAGGGAAGAAGGCTGATATGGTTTTTACTTCACCGCCATATAATGCAGACGCTAAAGCAGGACAGGGAGATATATTTAACGGAAAGAAAAGCGTTAAATTATATTCAGATGGTTATTCTGATAATTTGCCATCATCTGAATATATCGACTTCGCTTCTTCTGTTCTGGAAATCTGCTTTGCCGTGACCGATGGATTCATCTTTTGGAATGTCAGCTATAACGCAAAATCTCGCTTTGAGTATATCCAGCAGATAACGAACCGACTTCACTATCTAGTTGAGCAGATATGCTGGAAGAAGAGCAGCACGATACCATTCAAGGGGTCACTCATGCGCGACTGGGAGCCGATCTATCTATTTTCCACAAACAAGCAGCCGATCGCAGTCAAAGAGGTAATCAGCAACTTCTGGCAGATAAGCAACACGGGAGCGCAGGCAGAAAACCACAAGGCATGCTTTCCTGTCGAGTTACCGATCAAGGGAATCAGTATAGTCGCAAAGAATACTGGAATTATATTCGATCCGTTCGGAGGATCTGGTACTACAGCGATCGCCTGCGAGAAGACCAATCGCCACGCGCGCCTCATGGAACTCGATCCCAAGTATTGCGATGTGATCGTAAACCGCTGGCAGGACTTCACTGGCAAAAAAGCCATCCACGAATCAAGCGGCAAGACGTTTGACGAAATGAAACCATGAACCCCCACGAACCGACAGACGAAAACAGACGCCTGATCTCTACCCTGTGCGGTATCGGGGTTCCGCAGAAAATGATCGCTGCTCAAATCGGCATCGATGAGAAGACGCTGAAGAAGTATTATGATGATGACATGAGCAAAGGCAGGGCAAAGGCAACCAGTCAAATCGCCAAACGCTTGTATGACATTGCCATGAGCGATTCCAAGGAAGCCCTGACCGCTTGTATCTTTTGGCTTAAATGCCGGGCCAACTGGTCAACGCTTGATGGCCCAGAGGTACAGGTGAATGTTCAGAATAACTCTATCATCCAAACCGATGATGGGGAGATCAAGGAATTCAAGAAACGCTGGAACGCAATCGATGTCTGACATTAAACCAGATCTTGATCTAGGCCCATTCGCATTTGGTGTCCTTGGGCTGCGTCCGTATGACTGGCAGATTAGGGCGTTCAAGGGAATCAATGATCATCCTCGCACATCCCTAGTCGCTGCGAACGGATCCGGCAAGACCGCTGCCGTGATCGCCCCGGCAATTCTATGGTGGTTAGCAATGTTCCCCAAAGGCCGGATTCCTGTCACATCTGGTTCATGGCGGCAGGTGCTGCTTCAGCTTTGGCCTGCCATGGAGAAGTATCGGGGGCATCCGTTATTCCAAGGGTGGACATGGAATCAGGCTGAGATCCGAACCCCGGAGGGCGGATGGGCATCGGGATTCTCGACTGACAACCCGGGCCGGGCTGAGGGATACCACCGGACAGATGATAGCCCTGTCCTGTATGTGTTGGATGAGGCTAAGACCATCCCGGACGGCATCAAGGCTGCGGTTGACCGATGCACGACAAACCGGATCCTTGCCGCTTCATCGCCCGGCGCTCCGATGGGGTGGTTCTTCCGTTCGCAGCATGAGGAATCCTCGCATTGGTGCAGGGTTAAGGCTAGGTCTGATGAATGCCCCCACATCGACCCGGAGAAGAGAGTCCGGGATCTTGAGATTTATGGGGAAAAGCATCCGATCTTTAGATCGATGCATCTTGCCGAGTTTGCCGAGGATGTTGATCGCTTGATCCTGACTAGCGATGCGCTGATCAGCGCCGTTGATAACCCACCTGAGCCGCATGGTGATACTGTGGTTGCATTCTGTGACTTTGCCGCCGGGCGGGATGAGAATGTCCTTGCCGTTCGCCGGGGCAACTCCGCCCGGATCGTTAAGGCATGGGCTGAGAAGGACACCATGCAGGGCGTCCGGCAATTCATCCGGGCATTTGAGGATGAACAATTGAAGGCATCACAGATTTGGGGCGATGCTGACGGACTGGGAACTGTCATGATCGATGCGCTTGCCGAGCATGGCTGGCGGATCAACCGATTCCATGGCGGGGCAAGATCGCGTGAGCCGAATGAGTATATGAACCTGATTGGCGAAGTCTGGCATGTAGGATGTCGGGAAATCGCCCGAGGCCGGATTAGGTTAGATGGATTGGATCAGGTGGCATTTAAGCAGTTGACCAGTCGCAAGACCGAATGGAGCGAGAATGGAAAGCTACGGATCGAATCGAAGGAAATCATGCGAGCATCCGGGCTGAAGTCACCAGACCGGGCAGACGCCTTGCTGGGCTGCATTGTCTGCGGCCCAGCGATGCAGGGAATGATGACCGGAGAGGATCCGGTTCGATCTCGCAGGTCTGACTTCTCATCCCCGCGCCGATCAGGGTTCAATGCTATGTGAACTATGGCTTGCAATTTGAGTTTTAATATGTTAATCGGAAACCTCACATGACTATCGACGAGCGCAAAGGTGTTGTTTGGCCCATCCCTGCACAATACCGAACCAATGATTACGATCTGGCAAATGTAACCCCGGATCAGGTTCGCACCATCTTGCGCGGCGTTCGCACTGGCAAGCTAGAGGATCAGGATCGTTTGTTCCGACTCATGCTCGATACATGGCCAAGGCTGCGTAAGGCATTGAATGAGGTTGCCGGGTCTGTGGCTAGGCTTGAACTTGAGATCAAGCCGGCGATTCGGGAGGATGCCGAGGAACCAACCCCGGCAGCAGTTAAGATTTACGAGACAGTTGAGCGTGCGCTTGAGTCATATTCTCCCCGCCCGGGATATTGGGAGTTAGACCTTTCCGGCATGGTTAAGGCATTGATCGATGCATACGCTAAGGGGATTTCCGTGCTGGAGATCGTATGGCAGTCCGAGAATGGCGTCATTAGCCCGAGGTGTTATGCCCCGGTTCCTGCTAAATATCTCGCCTATCCTTCCGCATCGAATGATGTTGATCGGCTCATGATTGCCCCAAGCGGCGTCAATTACGCATCGCTGGTTGATTTCCCGCCTGATCGGTTCTTGATCGGTATTTGGTCGCAAGGTGGAACACATCCGATCCATGCGGCGAACTTGCGGACGCTGACGAAGTATTGGTTGGCGTCCGTCTATGGTTTAGGTTGGCTGATGCAATTCTCGCAGCTATTTGGCATCCCGATGCGGACTGCAAAGACCGATGGAACCGAGGATGCGCTTAATAAGGCTGAGGATATGCTGGAATCGATCGGATCATCCGGTTGGGCCGCTACCGGGCCGGGTGTTGACTTTGAGATCCATTCTGCTGTGACTGGCGGCGACAACCTGCCGCAATCGCACATGATGGATGTGGCGGACAGGGCTTGTGATATCTTGCTTTTGGGTCAAACGCTCACGACCGATAACACCGGGACAGGATCCAGAGCATTGGGTGATGTCCACTCCGGCATCCGGTCTGAGGTTCTGCAATCTGTGTCCTCATGGGTGGCATCGATTATCACAACTCAA